GCTCTTGCTGAAAATCTAAATCTTGAGAAGAAAACTGTTAAGATTCCACATGCTTATACAGGTGATGGATCTGTCCCCTATGCTAGTAATGGGCAGACTGCCATTTTTGAAATGGCTGCGGTTTGTGGCTTGGAGCAGGTACCTAAGGATAAACGCAACCCCCTTTGTATAACAACCCAGGGAGTCGGTGAACTGATTGTTCACTTGGTTAAATCTGGTATTAGTGATTTTATTATAGGTGTAGGTGGATCAGCTACTAATGATGGCGGAATTGGTATGGCTTATGGATTAGGTTATCGTTTTTATGATTCTGAGGGGCGGGAGCTTGAGCCAATAGGTGCCAATCTTGGTCACGTTAAAAAGGTGTCTTCTAAAAATAAACTTGATCTATCTAATGTAACTATTCGTCTTATCACCGATGTGGATAATCCTTTGTGTGGTTTAAATGGGGCAACCTATATTTTTGGTGGTCAAAAGGGCTTGGCACCTTCACAAGTTAAAAAGGTTGACCAAAACATGGCTCAATTCTACCAAGGATTTGCTCCTGAGGTTCCAAAACTAGCTGGTTCAGGTGCTGGAGGGGGAATGGCAGCAGGAATGGTAGCCTTTGCAGGAGCAGAAATTAAGTCGGGGATTGATTTTGTACTGGATTGTGTCGATTTTGACCAGCGTGTAAAAACAGCTGATTTGGTTATTGTTGGGGAAGGACGTATGGATAATCAGTCCTTATCTGGTAAAGCACCAGTAGGTGTAGCTAAACGAACACCATCGGCTATCTCAGTTATCGCTATTTGTGGCAGTTTGAAGAATGACTTACCTGATTTTCCAGTAGGTGGCATTTCAGCCGCTTTTCCAATCATTGGTCAATTAGGTGACTTAGATCAAATTCTGTCTTCGGCTAAGGAAAATCTCTATCGAACAGGACTCAATATTGGAAACCTCATCAAGTTGAGTCAGTCATTGTGAAACAAGAAAAAGCTGACCAGGGGCCAGCTCAGATGTTATTATTTTCCAAATAGCTTAGTAAAAAATCCCCTTTTTTCAACGATTTGCTCAGTTTGCTTGGGAGCAAGAATATCAGGATAGAGCTCTGAGAATAGTATCTTATCAAGGTTTTCGGCCTTATCACTATGCACAACAATACCATACGGTGAGTGTGCTTTTGCTTCATCCACAATAGTTGCAGAAATATTCAGTGTTTGAGCGTCCTTGATATAGGTGAACTGTGTCTGATCAGATAGGTTAGGTGAAAGCTTTAGACTATGGTTGGGGTAAACTGCTAATAACTTCTTTAAAATCAGTGGAAAGTGTTCTATTACGATTTTCTTTTCAGCATCTTCCAATAAAACAGCTAGGACTACACGTTCTGCATAGGTACCAAAATACTGACGAAGTTCATCGGGATTCAGGCGTTTTTCGCCACTGGCGCATTGGAACACTTTATCTTCAAGTGAAGTCATAGGGAATCTCCTGTCTCTTTTCTATTTACCATTATACAATATTTTGAATTCCTTTTCATTTGCCTTATTTTTTCTGAGATTTTCAAAAATAATTGAAATATTAAAAAATAGATAATCGCAAGAAAATTCTGGTTTTAATTTGCTTAACCCTTGATATTATGGTAATATAAATGTGTAAAAAATTTTAACTCATAAGGAGAGTATTGTAATGTCAATTATTACTGATGTCTACGCACGTGAAGTCCTTGACTCACGCGGTAACCCAACACTTGAAGTAGAAGTTTACACTGAATCTGGTGCATTCGGTCGCGGTATGGTTCCTTCAGGAGCATCAACTGGTGAACACGAAGCAGTAGAACTTCGTGATGGTGACAAAGCTCGTTACGGTGGTCTTGGTACTCAAAAAGCAGTTGATAACGTAAACAACGTTATTGCTGAGCACATCATCGGATTCGACGTACGTGATCAACAAGGTATTGACCGCGCAATGATCGCTCTTGACGGTACTCCAAACAAAGGTAAACTTGGTGCCAACGCTATTCTTGGTGTGTCTATCGCTGTAGCACGCGCAGCTGCTGACTACCTTGAAGTTCCACTTTACAGCTACCTTGGCGGATTCAACACTAAAGTTCTTCCAACTCCAATGATGAACATCATCAACGGTGGTTCTCACTCAGACGCTCCAATCGCTTTCCAAGAATTTATGATTGTACCTGCTGGTGCACCAACATTCAAAGAAGCGCTTCGTTGGGGTGCTGAAATCTTCCACGCGCTTAAGAAAATCCTTAAAGAACGTGGACTTGAAACAGCCGTAGGTGACGAAGGTGGTTTCGCACCTCGTTTCGACGGAACTGAAGATGGTGTTGAAACTATCATCAAAGCTATCGAAGCTGCTGGATATGTACCAGGTAAAGACGTATTTATCGGACTTGACTGTGCATCATCTGAATTCTACGATGCAGAACGTAAAGTTTACGACTACACTAAATTTGAAGGTGAAGGCGCTGCTGTTCGTACTGCTGCAGAACAAATCGACTACCTTGAAGAATTGGTTAACAAATACCCAATCATCACTATCGAAGATGGTATGGACGAAAACGACTGGGACGGTTGGAAATCTCTTACTGAACGTCTTGGTGGTAAAGTTCAATTGGTTGGTGACGACTTCTTCGTAACTAACACTGCTTACCTTGAAAAAGGTATTGCAGAACACGCTGCTAACTCAATCCTTATCAAAGTTAACCAAATCGGTACTTTGACTGAAACTTTTGACGCTATCGAAATGGCGAAAGAAGCTGGATACACAGCAGTAGTATCACACCGTTCAGGTGAAACTGAAGATTCAACAATCGCTGATATTGCAGTTGCAACTAACGCTGGTCAAATTAAGACAGGTTCATTGTCACGTACTGACCGTATTGCTAAATACAACCAATTGCTTCGTATCGAAGACCAACTTGGTGAAGTTGCAGAATACCGTGGTTTGAAATCATTCTACAACTTGAAAAAATAAAACGTTTATTTGACAACGTTTCTGAGAACTCTAGGTTGAACCTAGGGTTCTTTTTTATACTAAAGGGGCAAGGAAGGGGCAAAATTATTTGTTATGACATTATCTAAAATATTGACGGCTTGGTCTTTCATGTTTCTTGTGACGTGAGTATAGATGCTAGTAGTGACTTCCGAGTCAGCATGACCAACCCTATCCATGATAGTTTTTAGTGGAACATTGTTCTCAGCCAGTATGCTTATGGTGGTATGCCTGAAAATGTGAGGGGATAGATGCTTATCGATAGGTTTTTCCAATCTGGCATTAGCCCGTTGGAGTGATGCACTCAAAATAGTGCTGTGGATAGGTTTGCCAGTATTTGTCGTGAAAATCTTATCGCTATGATACCAATCTGGATTGGTTGTTTCACTTAACTCTTTTAACTCTAGCATCTGGTCAATGATTTCCATTTCTCGATTAGTTAGGTATGTAGTTCGGTAACTAGCGACTGTTTTTGTTCCTTCATTCTCTGGTATGTATCTGTTGAAAGAGGTGTGTATATCCAAAGAACGTGTTTCCTTGTGATAGTCTGAAACAGTCAGACCAGCTAATTCGCCAATACGACAACCATTCAAGAGCATAAACTCGCACGCTAGAGCATATCTCAGTGTTATGTCTTTTCGGTAGAGCTCTCTCAGTAATCGACTGTATTCGTCTGGTTCTAAGTATTTATTCTTGGCGGCTTGCTTTTTCTCAAGTTTATTCTTTTTCTTTGGTAATCGTGCCTTTCTCGACGGATTATCGCTAATCAATTGTTGATCAATAGCATAATCGAAGAATGTATTTAATACCGTCTTGGCACGATATTTCTGTGAATCTGTCCAGTCTTCAGTGTCTAGCAAGGATTGGATAAGTCTGACATTGATATTTGATAGGATAGTTCCTTGTTCGATAGCGTCAGATATTCGCTTAACGGATGCTGCAAGGCTCTTGATTGAGCTTAACTTAATCTGTTTTTGATGAAATTCCCACCACTCGTTGAAAGCACTATGGAACGATACATTAGTAGTGCTTGATGACTCTATTTTCTGAGCTATCTTATCATCAAGCAAGCGTTGAGCTTCTTTCTTTGCTCGATTTGAGCAACTAGTAAGCGTTACAGATACTCTCTTCCATTTTTCAGTATAGGCGTCCTTGTATCTTTCGAAATATTTATATTTTCCATTTGGTAACTCTTCTACCCACATTGTCATATCTCCTTAATTTTGATAAAATGGGTACAGAAAAAGAAAAACATAACCTTATTGGTTTGTTTAACTATGATTGTGTTTTCTATTTTCTGTGATGCTAAGCTCTATAATCTAACTTTGGCGAGGGAGATTATAGGTCTTTTTTTATTTAAGATTAGCAACAGCGTAGTCAGCTTCTTCTTGAGTGAATTTGTCAAAATTTACCAATTGATCACGTATTGCGTCTGGGGACATGGCTAAAGTGTCTTGATATTGCTTCGCTTTTTCAAGAGCCTGTTTGTTATAGTCAATACCAGCGTTGTCTACAGCGTAGTCAGAAGCCTCTTGAGAGTACTTTTCAAAACTTACTAGTTGAGAACGCAACCCCTCCTTAGACATGGGAACAGTACTAGCGTACTGCTTAGCTTTGCTCACCGCCGTTCTGTACTCTTTAGGCACTTTGCTCTCACTTGATTGCTCGGTTTTAGCCTCTGACGTCTTGCTAGTCTGAGAAGACGTGCTTTTGGTTTGAGAACAAGCAGCAAGAGCAATAATAGAAAGGCTTAGTAAGCCAAAAGACAATAATTTTTTCATAAAATTTCCTCCCAGCTTTTAACGTGATTCAGTTTTTGCACGTAGTTTTAAACTTTATAAATATCTACGACCTGTTTATTCAGGTTTCTATTAACTTTAAGTATTCATTTTTTACAAAAGTCTCATCACAAATAGTGGTGAGATTGTATTTTTTCATGAAGTGTATATAGTTAAAATTGTCCAGATTTTCGTTTTTCAACAGTTCATGGATCATATTTCTATTTGCTTGAGCCTCATATTTCTCTCGCAGACGCTCATAGTGTTTAGGGTCGTGTTCTAAGTGCCCTAATTCGTGCAGTAGGACCTTTAAACGTCTTTCGGTTGGTAAATCCCTATTGATGTAGACCACACGGTTAATAGGGTCTAAAAACCCATCTCGTGGCCACTGGCTAGAGCTAAATTCACAAAGAGAAACGCCGAACTGCTCAAGCAATTCACTTTCATTCATAAAGCCTCACTTTTCCTTGCTACTCATATAACCTGCAATAATACCACGGATAGCACGTTTATCATCATCAGTCAGCGGTTTGCCATCGAACATCATGGCATTTGCTATTATTTCATCGATATCGGTTGGAGAAGTATCTTTCGGGCTAGGTTTCACATTCAAGAATTGTTCTGTTGTTAAACCTAAAGCGCGAGCGAAATCATCAGCTTTATTCAGCGGGAACACCCGACTACCTGAAAGATATCTTGATAAAGTCGATTTTGAAACCCCAGCTTTATTTGCTAATTCTGACATTGACATGGAACTGTTGTCTAAATAGCTTTTTATTAGTGAAATAATTTCATCGTTGTTTCTCATGCATTTTTTCCTTTATTTAATAGTATAAACATTATACAACAGTTCCCAAAAATAAACAATATGTTCCCAGAAATAAACTTTTTTTATATTTTTTTTATTTTTTTGTTGACAAACGGGAACACATTAGATATACTATAATTGTTCCAAGGAACAAGTAATAAAAATCAAAAGAAAGGAGATAACCTATGAAAGTTGATTTGCTTCGTGTGAAGGCCGAGCGGGTAGCAAAGGGATATACACAGGCACAGATGGCTGAACGAATGGGTTTAGCTCGTGACCAGTATAATAAGAGAGAAAATGGAAGAATCTCATTTTCTGCTGACGAACTTATTACACTAGCCAACCTTTTAGGATATAACAAAGATGAAATTGGTATTTTTTTTAAACAAATCGTTCCCGAAACGCAACAATAATATTAGAAAGGAACTAGATGAACGAAATAGCATTATCAAATAATCTTTCTCAAATTGAGTTAGAGATAAAACACCATAAGCAAATTGCTGGGCAATCAATTTGGGAAATTGGGAGAAGATTACAACACGTCAAAGAAAATAATCTCGTTCACGGAGATTTCGGAAAATGGCTAGATGACATAAAAATTTCACACAGTGAAGCTAGAAAGATGATGACGATAGCGAAACAACTCTCTTCAAATCGTTCAACGTTGAACGATTTAGGGACATCAGCCCTCTACTTAATCGCAACACTTCCAGAGGAAGAGAAGCAAGAGCAAATTGAAAAGATTGAACAAGGAGAATCACCAACAGTCAGAGAATTGCAAGAGGTAAGACGTCGTCTCAAACTCAAAGACCAAGCACTGGAAGCGGTCAAGGGTGAATTGGAACGTGTCAAACGAACAAAGGTCACTGAAAAGGTAATTGAAAAGGAAATCATCCCACAAGATTACCAAGCTACGCAAGACCTCAACAAACAACTACTAGGCAAAAATAAAGACCTAGCGGACGAGCTTGATTCAGTCAAAAGGAGCTTACGACTTAAGGAAGCATCTTATGAAATGCTCGAAAAAGAAACATCAGAAGCATTAGCCTTGAAAGAGTCTATTGAGCACTTACGAGCTGATAAGGAAAAGCTAGAAAATAGCGTGACTAATATCTTTAATCTCAGTAAGCTTGTTACCAAGTTTGAAGACTTCTTTGACGAAGAAATGGCACCGCTCAGATTTAAAACGCTTATTCAAGGCATTGGAAAAGACGCTCAGATTGAAAAACTCAGAGATATCTTGACACTAACTGAAAATTGGCTAGACGAAATGAACAAGATTATCCCAGAGAATGGAAGAACAATTATAGAAGGAGAAATCATAAATGAGTAAGAAGAAAAGTAAGAAAGACAACGTTCTTATCGAGACAGTAAAAATGCAAGGCGAACAAGCTATGCAACTCGTCAAACAAGCGAAATTTAACCAAAACTTATTGGATGAAGTGATTGGTTTGAAAGACGAAATGGATAGAAATGTTAGAAAGACTAATCAAAAGCTAACTGACATTGAGTTGCTTGTCGAAGAAGTCAACAAGAAAGTCCATATTGATGACGGTGAAGCTACGAAAATCAAAAGCATTGTTTTCCGAAAAGCTGGCGTGTTTGCTGACTTCTACTTTGAAGAACAGAAAACACATCCAAGTGATAACTTGTTCGCATCTAAGAAGGGGCAATTTATTCGCTTGATGTACTCACGCTTGAAGAAAGCTTTTAACGTCACAAAATACACTAACATCAAGCACGTTGACGCTGAGAAGGCAGTTAAGTTTTTGGAAGATTTATCTTACGACGATTTTACAAAATTTGAAATTCGTGAGACACCAAAACAAAAAGAGCTTATCGCTCTAGAAAAAGGATTTAAAGAAATCGGGTAACGTTTATGGAAATTACTTACAAACCAGTCGGAGTTAACGAGACCGCTGAGTGGGGGGACTACGACCACCTCATGCAGCGGTGGGAAGGTCTAGGAAAGTCAATGGCAAAGAACCTCATTCGAGAAATGAGGGACAACAAAGACTTCAAAAACTATGTAGTAAACCCAACGCACAAACTGGTTTTCATCAACTATGAAGGGTTTAAGTCCTTCATAGAGTGGAAAACTAGAAACAGATTCAAGGAGAAAAAACATGGCAAACAATCATCATATTAGAAGTTTGGTAGCTTGTGCTATCCAATTCAAAAAAGATTTTGACAAGATGGAAGGTGGCATCCCTGCTCTCGACAATATTACGGAGTTAATCCTCTACATCAATCAGACGATGGTTTTGTCTGACAAAGTCAAGAGCAAACTCGATGACATCGACACAAAATGTCTGATTTACAGAGATGTCTGCAGAAAACCAGACATCTCAGACAGCAAACGCAGAGATCTATTTAAAGATGTAGCAATCGATTTTATTGCTACATCAAGAAAGCACAATATTTTAGATCTTTAGAAAAATATCCCTAACCGTAGCGATGGGCTAGTGAGGAACTTAAAAAGTACCAACGATTGACATTTATATACCTCCTTAACATATATAAAAGTCTCACTAGTCCATTGGTGCGGTTAGGGTAAGAGAAAGGAATTTAAATGGCAAATATTGAATACAAGAAAATTCAAACTGTTCTAGGGAATAACTGGCACGTCGTTGTCGACGACGACTGGTTGTTTTATCCATGCGGAAAAGATTTAGATGAAGTGAAAAAATTCGTTAAAATCTTTGAATATGAAATCGTTGAAAAACGATATAGCGAAGAAAACTATGGTTTGGGATTCTATATCTGCGGATACAACGGGGACGCTCAAAATCGTTTATGCGATAAATGGGCAGAACGTGGTGTCCATGTATTTTAATAAAAGAGGAGAAACAAAATGAAAATTTTTAACTGGATTTGGTCAAACAAGAAAACAGAAACAGTAGAAGTCCCAAAGTGGACGTCATGGGAAGAAAATGAACGCAAATACGAAGCACGCCAAGCGTATGAGCGCCAGCAAGTAGCAAAAATGCGAGCTGAAAATAAACAATACTAGTATTTAAACCGTTTCAATCCGTAGCCACTCCCCGATGTACGGAGTGCAACTAAATACCCCAAAATATAAATAAAATAAATATAAACAAAAAATACCTTCTTGAAAATTCAATATTTACGAAGTACGTCGGGGGATGGGTGCGGATTGAACGCGCTAAAAAAACACGGGTAATTGCCCGTGTCGTAAAAAAAACATTCTATGGAGATTATAACATAAATGACTAAGAATAAAACTAAAACTAAAGTCTATTTTTGGCTTAAATTTGATAAAAAATTCTTTGACAACTTGTTTATTAAACGACTTAGGAACATGAGCGGTGGCTATGCAATGACCGTAATTTATATCCGACTCATGCTTGAGAGTTTAGAAACTGATTGCGTTCTGTATTATGAAGGCTATTTGGACAACTTAATTCAAGAGCTAGCACTTAAGTTAGATGTTAGCGAGGATGATGTCAACATGACAATGGCTTACTTTACAAAATGTGGTCTTATCCAAATCGACACAGACGGAAATGCTAAATTTCCGCAAGCTGAAGCTTTGCTCGAACAAGAAACAAACTGGGCACGATACCAGCGAGAGAATCGAAAAAAAAAGTTGGACAAATTCCAACCAAATTGGACAATGTCCAGCCGATGTCCAACCAGTGTCCAACAGAGATAGAGATAGAGAAAGAGAAAGATACAGAGTTAAAAATAGATATAGAGACAGAAGTAGAAGCAGAGAGTAGAAAGCCATCTTCTGCTGCTGATGGTCAATCTGATTTAAATATCTTTGAATACTATCAAGAAAGGATTGGGCCACTAGATGGCTATCAAATGGAAAAACTAAAAGATTACATTGATTTAGATAAGATGGAAACCATGTTAGTCAAACGTGCCATAGATAGAGCGGCTGACAATTCTAAACGCTCTTTTGGATATATCAATTCTATCTTAAAATCTTGGGCACAGAATGGAATCAAAACAATTGCCCAACAAGACGAAGAACAGCGAAGTTTTGAGGGCCGTAAGAATAACGACAACCAAACCGCTAAATTTGGACCAGCTTGCAGTAAGTATTAAGGAGTCACTTCTATGAGTTTAGAACAGACAGCTAGACAGATGCGACAGCTATATATGACTACTAGTGATAAATACTGCGAGAAGCACAATCGAAACTTTGTCACTATTCAGCTACCAAACAGCAAGCCATACACTGTATGTGAGACGTGCCATCGTGAAGAGCAAGAGCGACAGAATTCTATTAAAGCACAAGAACAGTTTGAGCGTGAGCAAGAGCAGAAACGTCTATACTTCCTAAAAGATTTCAGTTTGATGGATGATGATTTGAGAAGTGCCAGCTTTGAAAATTACCACGCTATTACTAAAGAGCAAAAAGAAGACCTAAAGAACGTTAGAGGTCAACTAAAGGGATACCTAGACGGACTTGACTACAATATCGTCCTCATCGGTGATACTGGTGTCGGTAAGAGCCATCTAGCCTATTCAGCGCTTAAGGCCTTATCAGACCACACTAAGAAGATGGGGTTATTCATCAACGTTGTCGACTTGCTAGCCAAAATCAAGGAAGATTTCAGCCTAGAAGCAGAATACATCAGACGTATATCTGAATCTGAGTGGCTTGTATTGGATGATGTGGGCACTGAAAAAGTAACAGAGTGGTCTAGCGGTATCTTATACAGCATATTGAACAAGCGCACAAAGACAATCATAACGACAAACTTAAGCCCACAGGACATCATGGGCACATATGGTAAACGTGTATATTCAAGGATTTTCAAGAAGACTGGACTGGGAACTACTAACGAACACGTTTACAAGTTTAAAACACAGCAAGACAAGAGGATGATGCTATGACAGAAACAGAAGTTAAACTAAAGCTCTTTGAGGACTACGAGCGTATTAATGGGCTTGTAGTATCAGAAGGGCACAAACAGAAAATGATGGATGAATTAGATTTATACTCATTCATCAGTAAAATCAACGAATATATGTATTTTGCTAAGAAATCAACGCAGATTTTTAGCCAACACTAGAAAACCCTTCTAAAATCGATTTTAAGGCGTGTGTCTTGCTAGTTAGTATAAATAGACTAGTAAACCGTTAAAATTGTACTACACCCCATTAAATTGAGAATTAAGGGCATAGAAAGGGAGACAACATGGAAGAAATGACGTTTACTGAATTGCAACAAAAAATGCAGCTTGAGAAAAAGAAAGAAGGATCTGCAAAGTACGCTTCAAGGCACGTTGAAGACATTTATAACGTCTTTAAAAATTTGAAATCGAACTGGAACGTAGTAGTAAATTATGAACTTGTTGAATTTTCTGGAAAGACTTTCATCAAGGCGATTGCAACAGCATCTAACAAAGATGAAAAAGTGCAAGCACAAGCGTTTGCAGAGTTGTCTCCAGTGCCGATTTTGAAAACGCGCAACGGAGAGTTAAAGCAAATGAATGAGCCTCAGTGGGTAGGAGCTGTACAATCTTATGCTGGAAAGTATGCCTTGCAAGCATTATTTGCAATCGGAGAGGAAGATGTTGACCACTTCGAAGTGGCAGAACAGAGTATGAGACCAAACCAGAATCACAATCAAATGCAAAGCCATCAACAAGCTAATTATATCAACCAGCAACAGCACAATCAGATTAATCAACTAATTGATGAGTTAGCGAAGGTAACAGGTCAACCGGTTGAAACCGTGGCCCGTTACTATTTGGGAAAGTATAAGCTAAACAATTTTAGCGAATTGTTGACGACTGGGTTCGATATTTTAGCGAACGACATTCAAGATAAAATAAAACAACGGAAGGGTTAAATATGAAAGACATTACCAATAATTTTCTTAAAACTATAGAGCCAAAATACACGCCAGGAACAATTAGATTTGATTTTGAAGCGTTTGATAAAGCTATACAAAAGGCAGTCAGTGAGCTATCTAATGAGCAGCTCGATGGCTTGGAATATAACGAGATCAAGAAAGAAATCACGCGCTACAAATCTCTTTACGACAATTTAGAAAGAAAACGCAAAGATATCTCAAAAGTATATAAGAATCCGCTTGTTGAATTTGAGGCGAATTTGAAGAAATCATACACACCATTAAAGGGACTTCTCAACACTTTGAGAGAAAAGCGGGATGAGATTGAAGAGCATCAAAAAATGCTCAGAGTTGACCATGTTAGATACGTTTTTGAAGAAAAGTGCGAACTTGCTGGGCTTGATAAGGATACGTTTAAAGAAAAGTATAATGACTTCTCTTTGAAAGGCTGTTTCAGAACTAACAAGATTGAACTTAAAAAGGAAACAGTGGAAAAGATTGATACCCTTATTTTGGCCGAGTATGACCGACTTGAGGAATACAAGGCAAATATCGACATGATTAAGGAACATACTCATGAGTATGAGCTACCAGCTGCCCCGTATGTCAGAGAGTTGCAAAATGGTACACCGTTTGTTGAAGTTTTGAGACAGATGAAAAAAGACCGCGATACAGCTATCGAGGTCAAGCGACAAGCAGAGGCTAAAAAACAAGCAGAGGCCGAACACTTGGCAGAAATTGAAGCACTAGCTAAACAATCGGCTAGCGAGGATATTAAGGCAGTCAATGCCGAAACTGGTGAAGTTATCGAAGACATCAAACCAGTCGAAGAAGAATCTGTGAAACTTAGCGAGCCTTACAAGGTTAACTTATCACTAACTTTTTGCAGGGGTGAAAAGCAATGGCATCAATTTGCTAAATTGCTGGAAGATAACTTTATAAACTATGAAATTTTATAATTTTTAAGAGGAGAAAAAACATGATTAACAATACAGTTTTAGTTGGAAGATTAACTAAAGACCCAGAGTTTAAATACACAGGTAGCAACATCGCAGTCGCATCTTTCAGTCTTGCGGTTAACCGTAATTTTAAAGACGCTAACGGAGAGCGTGAAACTGACTTTATTAACTGTGTCATTTGGCGACAACAGGCTGAAAATTTGGCTAACTGGGCCAAAAAAGGGGCATTGATTGGCATTACTGGACGCATTCAAACACGTAGCTACGAGAATCAGCAAGGTCAACGAGTATATGTGACAGAAGTTGTCGCTGAAAATTTTCAAATGCTAGAAAGTCGTGCAGCTCGTGAGGGTGGCAATGCTAATGGTGGTTATAATCAACAACCGCAACAGCAAGCACCAAACAATTCAAGAGAAAGTAGCCCATTCGGCCCATTCGGGGGTAGAAATCCTATGGACATCAGTGATGATGGCCTACCATTCTAATATACTGCTATGAAGATGATTTTAAATATAGATCCCAAACCTCAAACGAGACCACGTTTCAGTAAGTTTGGGACTTATGAAGACCCTAAAATGAAAGCGTGGAGACGCGAATGTTCACAGCTCATTGAGCAAGAATATGACGGACAATTCTTCGATGGACCAATCTCGGTAGATGTCACGTTTTACATGAAAGCACCCTTGAACGTATCAAAAAAGCCAACGCCAAAAGCTAGAGCTAAAACGTGGGATGCATTCAAGAAATTCATGGCTGAAAAACTTTGGCATATCAGAAAGCCAGATATTGATAATCTTGTCAAATCACTTTTTGATAGTATCTCAAACGCTGGATACAACAAATTGGACAAGAAGGGTATTGTTTGGACGGATGATAGTATCGTTTGCAAATTGAGCGCACAGAAACGATATAGTGAAAATCCACGTATTGAATTTGAAATCAAGGAGCTGGAATGAAAAGCAAAGTTAAGGATAAGTTGGTTGGCATCTATGCACCAGGTCATTACGATCATACTAGCGTGCTAGAGCAGACGCAAGAGTTTGATAGATGGTTTTTAGAAAACCACGAAGACATAGACTTAATCAGCGATAAGTTAGGAATTAGTACAAATAAACTCAACAGGATACTGACGCTAGAGAAGTTACCAGATGATGAATTACTAAAGGAGATGGGAGAATTATGCAGAAAGTAAAGGAATATGCTCTTTATAAAGGAGATGAACTACTGGCTATGGGCACGAAACGTGAGATTGCTAAGCAGTTAGGAATTTCAGTGCGTTCCGTTACTTGCTACGGAACACCGTCATACGCAAAAAGAACAAGTGAAAACGCAAAGAGATTAGTAGAGTTATGAAATACAAAGTTATTACATATTATGACCACATTGAAGATGATGTAGAAATTTATTATAACAAGGATAATGCTCTCAATAGAGTGCATCATTTGAGAGGTGTTAAATATAGAAATTCGAGAATGTATACAGTAGAGATGAAAGAGGAAGCAGATGAATAAACAGGAAGCGATTGAGAAGATCGAGAATGCAAACGAAGAGGTAGAAAAATGAGGGAACTTGAATTAATTAAACAAAGATTGAAATTGAACATTAGAGAGTATACAAAAATTATTGAAAAAGATAATCGTAGCGTTACACGATTAAAACGGTTGGGTATTGAAATCCGTAGGGACATGCTGATGGTAGAAGATAATTATTGGGAGTATCTATTGATGGAGGTGGATGAATGAACGGAAAAGATAAAATAAAAAAATGTAAAGAATGTTTGGGTTAAGGGTTTTATTGATAAAAAAGGTGACATTATTATTCCAGTCAATAACGAAGGTGCGATTCATATAATTAAAGCACCTTATAAAAATGAAGCAGTATGGAAATACGATGAAGAGGAAACAGATGAAACAGAATGATTTTTACGAAGTGGATGGGTGTACGGATTTTATACCTGTAAAATTAATTGAAGAACATAAACATTTAATGAATACTTTAGAACTTGAAGTGGCGGAATCAGGATTTAGAACTTTTGCACCAAATATATATAAGTTTCCGAAAGTAGACGAACCACAGAAAGTTACAGTGCCAAAGTTTGTGGCGGAGTGGATAAAAAAATATAAGGAAGAGGGATGTAGGCTATCTCATGCTTTAGAGGATGTTTTCGATGATGTTGAATTAAGTTTATATATCAAGCAACAAGAGGATGATTACACAGAAATTATAGCGAAAGCATGGTTATCCTATCCTAACATTATAGTCGAGCAAGAAAAACTTTACACCGTTGAAATACCAAATCCGAACAGTATAGGTGGAAAACTAGTGTTGTTTAAACAACAAAGTACAGGGAGGTTAATACTTGACATGTTAAACCCTAACATTAACAAACCAAAATATCTACACCTCACCGAATCTGAAATAAAGCAAGATTTTGAATGGGCTTGGCAGTTTGCGAAAGAGGTGGAAAATGAAACAAAAATTTAGAGCTTGGACAGAAGAAGGCGAAGTGATGTATTACGATGTCTATCCTTTCAAAGACGATGCTTTATTGCTAAGCTATGACGAACAAACAACCATTAGTTGACGGTTGAAAGTGAGGAATATATGAATAAGCAGGAAGCGATTAAGGAAATTAAGAAACAGAGCACGCAAGCATATGACGATTTTGCAATAATGCGAGACACAGCTATCCATATTGTTAACCAAATCCACGAACCAGAAAAACCTGTAGTTCCACAATTTGTGGCTGATTGGATTTGCGTTTGCAAAGAGAATTTACCTTTAACTTTAGCAGATGCTATGAATCTTAATGTATTAAGGGCTAACAATCAAGACGAAAAAACAATCCATTGGATTAGAATTAATCAAGAAACTTTTGCCATAGCTTGGATTTATGGTTATGAGGTTGAGAAAGAGAAGATGTATAGGGTTATTCTCAAAAGAAACAGTGAATCACCTGACTACTTAGTGGATACTGTAACAAATGGCTTCCGTTTCTACAACAACATATACACGGACAAAAGGGAGCACACCCGAAAAGAGCTAGAAGCTAATGGGTTCGGTTGGGTGTTCGACTGCGATGGTATTGAAGTAGAAGAGGTGAAGTAAGTGGATAGAATTAAGCAGTTACGAAAAGATAAAGGGTTATCTCAACAAGCACTAGCAGAGCAAATAGGTTTGCATTATAGAACATTGCAGAACTGGGAAAATGGGTACGGAGAAATCAGTATAGGAAAAGCCAAAAAGCTAGCTGAATACTTTGGCGTTAGCGTTGGTTATCTATTAGGTATTGATGATGTATCAGCAAAGGACAATATCACTGATCTAATCGCTAAGGTTAACGAGTGGGCTATTAGCAACGGATTAGATAAAAGTGACCCTAAGACTCAATGGAAGAAAGCAATAGATGGTGATATGTTGGAAACAATCATTGAAATAGCTCACCAATTAAACCTATTGGCATACGAAGAGATTAAAAACCGAAAAGGGAAGATGATAAATGGAACGTTTGTTAAAGAAGAGGACTTATAACGAGCTGGCAGTCGCCACAATTCTACTAGTGGTGTCGCTAGCGATTAACGTGACCACTGTTCTACGAGTGGTTAACAGACCAGTGAAACCTATTATCGTGTATAAGGCCGATAATGCCGCTATAATGCATGGGAAAATCACAGGTAAGCAGATGATAGGGAAATTATACACGATCGATTGTGGGGCGTATGGCAAGTTTCTAGTGACTAAAGAACAATACAACAGTGTTAACGTTGGTGATGATATACCTAGCTATTTGAAAGGAAGAGGACAATGATACCAAGATACAGAGCATGGGACAAAATCCGTAAAACAATGTATGAAGATGAGGATATAATCGCTATGAGTTTCGAGGATAAGAGTATTTGTATACAGACAATTTATTTTGGACACGGATTACCAGATAGCTTTGAACAAGGATTACCAGATAGCAGGGATTTAGATTACTACGATTTCGATGACATAGTTTTAATGCAATCAACAGGTTTGACTGATTATAACGGTAGAGAAATATTCGAAGGAGATATAGTGAAAATGTCTATGAATTTCTATTCTAATCCAACCTATTACGAAGTTGTAAGAAGCATAGGGGGAACATACCGACTTGAATCTTCGCAGCATGGATGTGAATTGTGGCTACGACATGCTGACTGCTATATTGTAGGAAACATCTACGAAAATACAGAATTATTAGAGGAACTGAAATGAATAAACGACAACGAAAGAAACAGTACACAAGAGCATTTAGCAAGGCTTATGACGAAAGTCTTAAATACAAACATTTTGAACGAAATATATCAATATCTACATTCACAAATCCAAGAGGAATACCAATTATGCTTCTTTCACTAAACAAAAGCATAAATTACAACTTTAGTCATGATGAATTGCCAGAAATATCAATCGAAGGTTGCAGTGTGGGATACAAACTATTAAAAGATTGGTTGGAATGAATAAACGAAAACGAAAAATCATCGGAAATATCTATGAAAATCCAGAATTACTTGAGGAGTTGTTAAGCCATGAAGAAATATGAATACGCTGGATTGACTAAAGAGCTATATCAACGGCTAACTCTAGAGTTTGATGCATTGAGGGAAGAACATCGTAGGACACTAACTCAATACATAATGGAAACCAAGATATGCAATAGAATGGCGGCTAGAAAATATTTTCAAAGGTTTGATAATGTAGTTAAGGAACGCTCGAAGCTTTCACCTTTAACTCTGGAAGATATGCGTGAGTATCTTACGAACGGTCTAGTGAACGACTTACAAGAGTATCTGTTAGAGAACTACTCTGCCAGAAGTGGGTCATGTAAGCCAAATGCTGATAAAACTAACGCTGGGCTGACTAAGGAACTTTTTCGAGAGCTTCGCAAGGAAATCGAAGTATTAAGAGCAGAAAACCGTAACCGTGTAGTGAACTATATCATGGAAGTGAAAGGCTGCACAAATCGACAAGCTCAAACAATCCTAACAGCAATTAACACAGTATATACAGAAATTGGAGTTTTAACACCTAGAAAATTGATACAACTAGAAGGACTTCTTTCTAGAGAATTATTCGGAAAGATAGCTAAGTACGTCTTTAATAAGTATGAGTGGCCAGAAAGCCTAGACAAAGAGGTTGATCGGATTTATTTAGAATATCGCACCAAAGGTGATCTCGGTCGTAATAAAGAAAGTGTTAAACGTACATTATATAAAGCGATTTCAATGGGCTTGTGAGGGTTCGAATCCCTCACTAGCTATTGTCTGTCGTTACTAGGTAACTTTTTCGACCAAACGTCAAGCTGACAGACCTTGACACCAATTAAATAGCAAAAGGCTTTGATGGCATCTTTTGCTAGAAAGGAGGACAAAAAAAGACCGGCAATAAACGCCAGCCCTCTCTTTTTGGAAAATAACAATACTATTATAACACAAAAAGGGGTCGAATAATGCTGTTGCCGGAAATTGATGAAAAAGCAACTATTAGAGGTTGCAAGCGAAAACTTCGAGAATATCCACGGTGGCGAGAGATTGCACACGATAGCTCTGAGCAAAAAATAACGCAAGAGTTTACGTTTATGCCCCGTGGCACAGGTGGAGTAAATAAGCCAGTTGAAAACATTGCAATTAGGCGAGTTGATGCACTTAATGAGTTGGAAGCTATAGAGCAGGCCGTCAGTGGTCTATATCGTCCAGATTATCGTAGGATACTGATAGAAAAATATCTAGAGTTTCCACCCAAACCCAACTGGCAGATAGCTCAATCAATCGGCTTTGAACGCACTGCATTCCAAGAGCTTTTAAACAACTCTATCCTAGCTTTCGCAGAATTGTATCGTGATGGTCGGTTAATTGTGGAGCGTTGAAAAAAATGGTATTTTAGCGGAATTTTCACGGTCTCTATTAACTGTTTTAAGTGGTATTATTATATTATCGAAGAAGAAAAGGAAGACGGCTCATTTGTGGGCTGTCTTTTTTTGATTAAGTAATGAAGGAGGTGGACATATTGGGCTAAATCAACGACAGAAAATATTTGCGGATGAATACTTGATTTCTGGCATAGCTTACAATGCGGCTCTTAAAGCTGGATATTCTGAAAATTACTCTAAAACTAGAGCTCATAAATTGTTAGAAAATGACAGAATCAAGGCTTATATCGAAGAACGACTGAAAGAGCTTGAGAAGAAGAAAATAGCAAAACAAGACGAAGTTATGCAAGTCTTCACTTCGATTTTACGTCAAGAACTCATGGAAGAAGTCGTAGAGCTGAACGCCGCTACAGGTCAGTTTGTTAAAACTAAGAAGCCTCCGTCCATCTCCGAGGTCATCAAGGCAGGTAGTGAGCTTATGAAACGCTATCCGACAGAGAAACAAGCTGAGAAAATGCAACTTGAGATTGAGAAACTCAAGGCCCAAGTTGGTGGTGATGAGGGTCAAGATGAGAAAATAGCTGGCTTCCTTGACATCATTAAAGGAGCTGTAAGCGATGGACTTGAGTAAGCTCTATACCAAGAGACAGTTAGAAGTGCTTAACTATATCTGGAATCACGATTGGTTTATCTGTGGTCTTCACGGCGCTAAGCGAGCAGGCAAGACCGTCGTTAACAACGATACGTTTGTGACCGAGTTAAGCCGTGTGAGGAAGATTGCAGACCGTTTGGGTGTGGATGAACCTATTTACATCCTAGCGGGTACGTCGTCGACTTCGATACAGAATAACGTGTTGCAAGAGCTTTATAATAAATACGGATTTGAGCCTAGATATGACAAACATGGCTCTTTTGTTTTTTGTGGAGTTAAAGTTGTCCAAGTTTACACTGGTTCAATTAGTGGTCTTAAACGTGCCCGCGGTTTTACAGCGTTCGGCGCTTATGTTAATGAGGCATCACTTGCTAACGAGGTTGTTTTCAAGGAGATTATATCACGGTGCTCAGGTGAGGGGGCTCGTATAGTTTGGGACAGTAACCCAGACAACCCTAACCATTGGCTTAATCGTGATTACATCGGCAAGAATGATGGCAAAATTATAGATTTTAGTTTCAAGCTTGATGACAATACGTTCCTGTCAAAACGCTATATCGATTCTATTAAGGCAGCTACGCCAAAGGGTAAATTCTACTCTAGAGATATTCTAGGACTCTGGACAGTAGCAGAGGGATCTATATACGCTGATTATGACAGTAAGATACACGTAGTTGATGAATTGCCAGAAATGAAACGCTACTTTGGTGGCATCGACTGGGGATATACTCACTACGGATCAATCGTGATTGTTGGCGAGGGTGTAGATGGCAATTACTATCTCGTTGACGGTGTAGCGGCACAATTCAAAGAGATAGACTGGTGGGTAGAACAAGCTAGAAAGCTAACCAACATCTACGGTAATATGCCATTTTATGCTGATAGTGCCCGCCCTGAACACGTAGCAAGATTTGAGAGTGAAGGATTTGATATTAGTAACGCTAACAAGTCAGTGATAGCTGGCATCGAGCTTATCGCTAAATTATTCAAAGAACAGAAATTATACGTTAAGCGGGGATTTGTACCTCGCTTTTTTGATGAGATATACCAGTACCGATGGAAAGAGAATAGCACGAAAGATGAACCATTGAAAGAATTTGATGACGTGCTTGATAGTGTGAGATACGCTATATATTCTGATTATGTCATCGGTAGTACAGAACGAGCAAGCTATGATGACTTGCTCAGTATGTTTAGTTAGGAGAAGTGATGGAACAAACACTATTTACAGATAGTACAGGACAAGACCAAGTTTTAAACTTGCGATTCCATCGAGAATCACGCATTCGCTATCGAGCTGATAGCTTAGAGGAAGTCATGGTTAATAATTGGGAATTGTTGAAGAATTTCATCAATCACCATAAATTGAGACAAGCGCCACGAATTCAAGAGCTTATGGACTACGCACGGGGAGAGAATCATGACATTCTCAAGTCTGGCAGACGTAAAGACAAAGAGATGTCAGACAAGCGCGCAGTCCATAATTACGGCCGTATGATTAGCAAATTCAAAACTGGGTATCTTGCTGGTAACCCCATACGAGTTGAATATGAGGACGAAGACGGTGGCACTCAAAATAATGAGGCAATTAAACGCCTAGGGCGTATTAATGACATCGATACACACAACAGAACGCTTATTAGAGACTTGTCGCAAGTTGGTCGAGCTTATGAGCTTATCTATCGCAGTGAGTACGATGAGACGCGTATCAAGAGGCTCAACCCACTAGAGACGTTTGTAATCTATGACAACTCTCTAGAAGACAATTCAGTTGCGGCTGTCCGTTATTATAAGCGTGGTCTCTTAGATGGTGCTAAGGAAGTTATCGAAGTTTACACATCTGAATATATCTATACTCTTGACGCTTCGGATGATTTTGCAGAGATATCAATCACACCTCATGCATTTGGTACTGTGCCAATTACTGAGTTTCTGAATAACGTTGACGGCATTGGTGATTATGAGACTGAACTCTACTTAATTGACTTATATGATAGTGCAGAATCTGACACAGCTAACCACATGTGTGATATGGCTGACGCTATCCTTGCGATTTATGGAGATTTGGCATTACCTAAAGGCATGGATGCCAGCGATATGAAACGCACGCGCCTCATGCAACTTAAACCGCCTAAATCGGCAGATGGCAAAGAGGGAACGATAAGAGCTGAGTACCTCACGAAGTCTTATGACGTTACTGGTGTTGAGGCTTATAAGACTCGACTAAATAAAGACATTCATATTTTTACTAGTACGCCAGACATGTCTGACGAGAATTTCAGCGGCAACGCCTCAGGCGAAGCTCTTAAATATAAGCTGTTTGGGTTAGACCAGGATCGTATCGACACGCAGTCAGAGTTTACTAAAGGGCTTAAACGTCGCTATCGTCTCGCTGCTCGTATTGGCTCACTAGTCAATGAGTTTAAAGGCTTCGATGAGAGTCTACTAACAGTTATCTTTACACCAAACTTACCACGTTCGCTTGCTGAACAAGTGGAAGTATTATCAGGTTTAGGTGGTCAAGTCTCTCAAGAGACAGCTCTGAGCCTATCAGGTTTGGTTGAAAGTCCTAGTGAGGAATTGGAGAAGATTAACAAAGAGGCGTCTGAAATTGAATTTGACGGCTACTCTAGTAAGTTTTCCGAACAAGTAGGGGAATATGCTGACAGCGAAGAAATAGACAGCGTAGACAATGCCGCGGAGGAGTAACGTATGACATACTGGTCTGAACGTATCCAACGAGAACGAGAGCGAACAAACAAAAAGACAGAGGCAGAGTTAAAAAAAGAACTCAAAGACCTCTATCGGATGCAACTGGCCGAACTCCGAAAAGAGTTGAATGCCTATATTCAGAATTTTTCTAAAAAAAATGGGCTAGCTATTGAAGAAGCAAAAAAACGAGCTGACGATTTTGATGTTAAGGGCTTTGAAAGTAAAGCAAGGCGCTATGTTGAAAACAAAGATTTCAGCGCTAAAGCTAACGAGGAACTAAGAAATTACAATTTCTCGATGTCTGTCGGTAGGCGAGAGCTTCTTATTCATCAGTTAGAGCTTGAACTAATGGCTCTGGCTAATGATGAAGAAAAAATCATACAGAGACATCTGAATGACGCTTATAAAGCTGAAATGGCAAGAGGTAGCCTATTAGATCAAACTGTTCTAAAGGGCAACATCCTAGCGCGTGCGATGGAGACAGCTGTCAAAGCAAACTTTGAGGGTGCTACGTGGTCTGAAAGAATTTGGGGCAGAAATGAACAACTAAGGCAGTTAGTTAGAACAGAGGTAACGCGGGCACTTATTCGAGGCGATAACGGCATAACAATCGCCCGACGGATTCGAAAGCATATGGATGCCTCTCGCAAAGACGCAGAGCGCTTAGCTATTACTGAGCACGCTAGAGTACAGACACTAGCGCAGCAGGACATCATCAAAGAAAATGGATACAAGTTTTTTAAACTAATGCCAGAGAGTCGAGCTTGTTCGATTTGTAGAGGTATAGGAAGTGGAACGGAAAGGAAACCCGTTAGAATTACCGACATGCAAATCGGAACTAACGCGCCGCCTATACATCCTTATTGCAGATGTGCAATAGCTGAGGTCGAATAGTGCACCACTTTTAAGAAACAACCGAGGTCGTGCCTCGGGTGGTGTATAGGGCTTAAAAAGGCCCTAAATAAAAACTAGCGTGGCTCGTAAGTGAATACACTAGACAAGACTAGATAAGGAGTAGCTAACCATATCGTGGCTTAGAAAGTGTATAGCTTGTGGGACTAGATAGGAGAACAAAATGGAAACAGATAACACAACAGTTGAAACGATCGAAACTGAGGAAGTAAGCCAAGACGTTGAGCATGACGTTGAGTCAGATCAATCGAGCGACTTTCAAGCACCGAAATCACAGTCAGAACTTGATAGTATTGTAAACAAAGCAGTCCAAACTGCTTTGAAGAATCAGAAAAAGAGCGAAGAAACTCGAATCAATGAGGCAATCGCTAAAGCGTTAAAGAAAGAACAAGACTATTCTAAATTATCGGCTGCTGAGCGGGCTAGCAAGGAATTTGAAGACCAAAAAGCAGAATTTGAGAAGCAGGTGGCACAGTTTGAACTTGAAAAACTCAACATGGCCGTTAAGGAGGACCTCGTTTCTAAGGGGTTGCCGGTTGAATTGGCTGAAATGTTTAGCCATGCCGGAAACGCCGCCGAGGCTCTTAAGATGGTCGGAACATTTGAGAAAGTCTTTAACGATGCCGTAGCTGAGAAAGTAAAGACTACCATCCGCCAGAATGCGCCTAAAGCGGCAAGCGTTGGCGGCACTCAGACTGATAATTTTGGGGCCAAACTTGCTAAGTCTACGAACGTGACGACTGCTCGTCTTATCTAAGAAAGGAAAGGGAAATATGTCATTATCAAAAATTTTCGATACATCTAACATTGTCCGCTCACTACCTTATAAGGCAGTAGCGGCAACTGTAGATAAAACTTACGCCGGTGTAGAAGTCGATGGGAAGAAATACGTCAAGGCCGGAACGTTGGTAGCTGGTAAAGATGGTTCAATCTTTGACGACCGCACAAAAACAGTTGTAGAAAACAAAACAGCACCAGAGGGAATCGTTCTATATGACGTAGATTTGACACGCGACAACGCTGTTTCAGTGCTCTACGCTGGTGAGGTTTATAAAGAAAAAGTTAACGGCGGAGATGTAACTGACGCTGTTAAGAAAGCTTTGCCACTTGTGAAATTCATCGCTGAAAAATAATAAAAAGGGGGACTATTAAAACATGGGACTTATTTATGATAAAGTTACCGCGGCAAATATCGCTGGATATTTCAATGCGTTACAAGAAAATATCAATTCAACTTTGGGTGAGTCGATTTTCCCAGCACGCAAACAATTAGGAACTAAATTATCTTATATCAAGGGGGCATCTGGTCAAGCCGTTGCTTTGAAAGCCGCAGCCTTTGATACCAATGTAACAATCCGTGACCGTGTTAGTGCTGATGTTCATGATGAACAAATGCCATTCTTTAAAGAGGCTTTACTAGTTAAAGAAAACGACCGTCAACAGCTTAATCTTGTAAAAGACACTGGCAACGAGGCACTTATTAACACAATTGTAGCCGGAATCTTTAACGATGATGTTACTCTTATTAACGGTGCACGCGCTCGCCTCGAAGCTATGCGTATGCAAGTGCTTGCAACTGGTAAGATCGCTTTTACAAGCGGCGGTGTTAATAAAGATATTGACTATGGTGTAAAACCTGACCATAAGAAACAAGTAACTACTAGCTGGGCTGAACCAAAAGCAACTCCTCTCGCTGACCTTGAGGAAGCTATTGAGACAGCGCGTGAGCTTGGTCTTAATCCAGAGCGTGCGATTTTGAACGCTAAAACATTCGGGCTTATCCGTAAGGCTGCATCTACAGCCAAAGCTATCAAACCACTTGCAGCTGATGGCGGAGCAGTTACTAAAGCAGAGCTCGAGAATTATATTGCTGACAATTTCGGAGTGGAGATTGTTATTGAAAACGGTACATACCGAAATGACAAAGGCGAAGTTTCTAAATTCTTCCCAGACGGTCACTTGACTCTTATCCCTAACGGACCTCTTGGAAACACTGTATTTGGAACAACTCCAGAAGAATCTGATCTATTCGCTGACAACACAGTTAACGCTGACGTTGCAATCGTTGATAACGGTATCGCAGTTACAACTACCAAGACTACTGACCCAGTTAACGTACAAACTAAGGTGTCAATGGTAGCATTGCCATCATTTGAACGCTTGGATGATGTGTACATGTTGACTGTTATTCCAGCGGTATAACCAGAGGATATCGATATGAGTTACGTATTAAAAGCATTCGTTGACAAAGAAACCGGTAAAGTCTACTATATCGGCGACACGTACACCGGTAACCGTGTTGAGGAACTGATTGATCTTGGATATGTCCAAGGTGAAAAGCAGAAACGAAAAACAAAGAAAGTTACTAAATAGCAAGAAATGAGGCGGATATGGTTACATTATTAGACAAGAATAAAGTCATCAAAAACGTGTCCGTTGACCTTAACATCAATGACGACAACTTACTTAGTATTCTATTAGAGAGAATTGTTAATCATTTCAAGGCTGAGTATGACGTTGACGAAATTGATAATAATTTGGGGTTTATCTTTGAGGATTGTCTTGTTAAGCGATTTAACCGCAGAGGGGCCGAAGGGGCTAGGTCTGAGTCAATAGATGGCCATTCTATGTCTTATTACGATAATGAGAACGAGTTTAAACCCTATGACGACATGTTGCAACGTATTTATGGGGATTCTGGACAAGCTAAAGAGGGAGAGGTGCTATTTCTATGAGATACGCCGACAAAGTAACGCTAAAATACAACGATAAGACACAACAGCGCTACGATCCCACTTTAGGCCGTATGATTGGCGGTAAAGAGCAGACTAAAACCATATCATGCAACGTCACAGGGGCGAGCCTAGAGCTACAAGCCAAACTAGGGGAGCTATTAAATACTAACAGTATTGTTATTAGACTTAGAAGCCCTATCACAGCCGCAATAGACACAATCGAGTATAAAGGCCACCAATACAAGCCTGTAACTACGAGAAGCTATCCATCGGGACGGTATACAATATACGCAAACAGGGTGGTTGGTTAATGGTTACAATTAAATTTGAGGGATTGGATGAGATGGCTCAAAGCCTATTAAAGAACGCCTCACCCGAGAAACGTTCAAAGGTTTTAAGAAAATACGGAGCTAAGTTAAAAGAGGCCGCGGTCAGTAAAGCGCAGTTTAATAAAGGGTATTCAACGGGGGCAACTCGTAGAAGTATTACCTTAGAAGCTGGAAGCGACAGGGCAGTTGTTGAAGCGCTGACCAACTATTCAGGATACCTCGAAGTAGGAACGCGGAAAATGGAGGCACAGCCATTTATGAGGCCAGCACTTGATCAAGTAGTGCCAGAAATGGTCGAAGAAATGGCTAAGTGGGAATAAGATGAAACAACCTGATCAACTATTACATGATGAAATGTATCGTATTAGTAGTGGCTTAGGCTATGACACATACACATATTTACCGCCTGAAGGCGCGGCTTATCCCTTTGTTGTAATGGGAGAAACAACGGTCTTGCCACAAGCTACAAAGTCACGCATGATAGGTCGTTTATCGTCTACTGTGCATGTTTGGGGGAGTGTGGATGACCGAAAACTACTATCAGATATGGCTGGACAGTTGATGTCTAGCTTTTTTACTATCAAAAATATAGACGGCACACAATTCTTCGCAGAAGTGAACCAGTCGTCTATTGATAGCAATAGAGATAACAGCACAGATGAGGTGCTATATCATTTTGTCGTTGAGACTTATTTTAAATTTGTTTAAAGGAGGAAAACATGGCTGAAATTAAAACAAATCAAGCACAATTAGGTAAAGAGAAAATTTTGATGTTCCGTAAATTCGGAGACAAGACAGCAGCGGCTAAGCTCGCACTACAAACTGAGCACGAGTGGGAATATTCACGAGATGCCGACACTACTAAAACTAAGGACGGGGCTGTTGTTGCAGACGGCGGTCTTGAGACGACACTTTCAATCAATGCAATTGGAACTAAAGACGACCTTAATGAAATGCTTAAGAAATCAGTAATTGATGGATATAAGGTAGAAGTTTGGGAGATTGACCTAGCTGACAAGAAAAGCAACGGCAAGTATGGCTCTCTTTACGCCATCGGCCGATTATCAAATTGGAAAGTACCCGCTAATGTCGAGGAACTCGTTGAAATTGAGTCAGAAATGTCAATTGAGGGCAAACCCCAACCTGGGGAAGCCACTCTAACACCTGATCAAATCAAAGAGATTCAGTACACATTCCAAGACACTACTGCAATTACTGCCCTCTAATTTCAGAAATGTAATTACTTTAGCCAAGCTGTTTCAGTTTGGCTTTTTATTTTAAAAAAACATAGGAGTTAAAAACAATGAACACAATCACTATCGAAAATAAAGACTACACTTTGACATACGGCTTCGAATTTATCCGTGAACTTGATAAGCGCTACGCGGTTTCAGACGGTGGTGTTTCGTTCGGTTTCGGGGTACAACACGCAGTCGTTGACTTGCAACAAAAGAACCCAGTAATTTTGCTCGACATCATTCAAGCAGCAACAATCACAGAACGTCAGAAGCCATCTGTTAAAGGTATTGAAGCCTATGTCATAGCAGAGGCTGAAAATGACCGACTAGACTCACTATTCGATGATTTTTTATCGGAATTACGCACGCAACCATTGACGAAAGCGACAGTGAAGCGCGTGGAAGAGGCGACCGAGTAAGTGATTTTCAAAGCTCAGCCGATACATACGAGGAATTAATCACTAATGCTATGGCTGACTTTGGCGTGTCGTTGCTCGAGGCTCGAAGAATGACGCTTAAAGAGATGAGACTCTACCAAAAGGCTTATAAAAAGCGTTTTTTAAACAAAGAAAGAGAAATTTATCAGCTCGCGTTTCTGAATCGATTGGCAAATGCTACGACACGGGATGGCAAGCGGTATCATTTCGAGAAATTCGAGGACTTCTATAACGCTAAAGAACGAGCCCGGGAAGTTTTGGGTGAAAAGATCACCAACAAAAAACTGTTAGAGCGAGCTCGAAATAATCTTAATTACAAGAAAGAAAGAGGGTTGCTAGATGGCAGATAAGACATTCAATGTCAGAGCTATATTGAGTGCTCAAGATAACGGCATGTCTAGCGCTCTGAAGAAAGCGCAACAGAGCGCTGAGAATCTCGGGAAGACGGGCAGTAAATTAGGCTCTGTTTTTAAGGGTGTTCTCGGTGCTAACCTTGTCAGCGCTGGAGTTATCAAAGGTGTAGGCGCTTTGACAAGCGGCATCGGTGGATTGATGTCTGAGCTGAATAGCTCAACAAAGGCATGGAAGACATTCGATGGAAGCCTTAGTCAATTGGGTTGGGGTAAGTCAGAAATTGCAGCGGCTAAGAAGTCAATGCAAGATTATGCAACTCAAACAATCTACTCCGCCTCAGACATGGGGACCACATTCTCACAAATGGCCGCGATTGGTCGAAGTGATGCAGGGGCATTAGTTAAGGCTATGGGTGGCCTTGCTGCGTCTGCTGAGAATCCCAAGCAGGCAATGAAAACATTGAGCCAGCAAATGGTCCAGGCAATGACCAAGCCTACCATCCAATGGCAAGATTTCAGGTTGATGATGGATCAATCACCTGCTGGTATGGCCGCCGTCGCTAGAGAGATGGGAATGTCTCTGGATGACCTTGTAAGCAAAATTCAAAACGGCGAAATTAAGACAGAGGACTTTGCGGAAGCCTTTAAACGTGCTGGGGATTCCATGCAAGACTTGGCTACAAAATACAAAGCAGTAGACGAGGCCTTTGGCGGTCTCTATGAAGCAGTTTCAATCAAATTACAGCCAGTTTTTGAACAGCTAAGCAATAAGGCCGTCAAAGGAATCGAGAAAATCATTGACACCATTGAAAAAATTGACGATAAATCGATTCAGAAATTCGCCAATGGGTTAGATAAAGCAATTGACCAGACTACAAAAGGAGCTGCTCAAGCCGCTCAGTCACTTTGGAAAGGTTTCAGCGACACAGGGGCCGTGAGAGGCATAGCGAACGCATTTAAATATGTTGCCGCTCAAGCAAAAACAGCACTTAAAGCTATAGATTTTAGTAGCATCTTCCAAGGTCTAGGCAGTGTGTTTGGCAACATAGCCAATGGAGTGTCAAGAGCCCTAACAATTGCTACTAAATCGGTTAGGAGTTTTATCGACTCGTTTGCCTCTACTGGGGCGTTCCAAGCGTTCACGTCAGCATTGGGTAATGTCTGGGGAGCAATTAAAAGAATCGGGACATCAATCGGAGATGTATTTAGCAGCTCTGAAGTTCAAACGATTATATCAGCTTTAGGTACAGCGTTTGGAACACTAGCTAAATGGATATCACAAGCTGCATCAGCAATAGCTAACTTTGTAAGCTCAATTCCCAAAGGTGTGCTCAATGGTATCACCAGTGGGATTTTGGCAATGGTAGCAGGTTTTGCTACTGCCAAGGCTGGTATTTCAGTATTAGGTGTTGCAATGAAAGGGTTGGACTTCATTAGTAGTCTAAACCCATTCAAGAAGTTTGGTAAGGATGCTGCAGAAGGAACAGAACAAGCTGCTAAGAGTGCTAGTCGTTCTAAATCAACCATTACTCAGTTGTTCAGTGGAATATCCAACGTTATCAAGTCGTCTGGTAATGCAATCAAGGGAATCTTGACAGCTATTTTCAAAGGTATTGCAGAAACCTATAAAGGTTTTGGGCAAGGAGTGAAATATGCTTTACAAGGTCTTAAAGGGTTGAACCCCGCAACCTTGCTTTCATTTGGCGCTGCCGTGGCTATTGCCGCAGTCGGAATCGGTACAGGTATTGCTATTATCGTAGCTTCATTCACTTTGCTAGCCACTCAATCCCAAGGCGTTTCGCAAATTTTAAACGCCGTAGGTTCAGCGTTTGGAACTGTTGTTGAATCTATTGGCAAGGCAGCGGGAACTATTGTTGAAGCATTCGGGACTGCCTTTGCTACCGTAATTACAGCAGTAGGACAAGCCGCCCCCGGACTTGCAAAATTATCACCATTGGTTGAAGCTATCGGCACTGCTCTAGGCAATGCATCCCCATTTATTACAGCGTTTGGTAATGCTTGGACTTCTATTTTAGGAACGCTTCCAGCTATTATCAGTGCATTTAGTGGATTTGCAACCGCTCTAGGTACTGCAATCAGTGCAGTAGCTACCGCAATAACTCCGATTATTCAAATTATTGGAAACACAATAACGGCAGTAACTCAAATCATTGCTAATGCTATCGTGGCAATCGCTCCGATAATCGCAAATTGTATCGTCCAAGTCGCTCAAGTTATCGGACAATTTGGACCACAGATTGCAATGGTAATCAGTGCTATCGCTCAAGCTATATCAGCTTCAGCACCTATTATCATATCCTTGATTCAAGGTATTGTTACAGTCGTTCAGATTATGGCTCCAGTCATTAGTCAAGTGATCTCTGCCATCGTTGCGGTCGTTCAAACTCTTGCACCTGTCATCAGTCAAATTATTTCAGCGATTGTTACAGCAATCACTCAAATTGTGCCTATTATTACCGCAATTGGTGGTGTGATTAGTGCTGCATTTAGTGGCATTGCATCGGTTGTGTCAGCAGCAGGGATGGCAATCGCTACCGCCGCTATGGGTATCGGTACGGCTATTAGTACGGCCTTGAGTGGTGTGGCAAGTATCATTAGTGCTACTGGTTCAGCTATCGGAGCAGCATTACAAGGCATTGCTAGTGTAGTGCAATCAGTCGGAACATCAATCAGTACAGCGGCGCAAGGTATCGGAAACGGTATCAAATCAGCGTTTGAAGGTATTTCAAGCGTTATCACCTCAGCTGGCAGTGCAATTAGTAGCGTATTGGATAGCCTAGCTAATGTATTCAATTCAATTGGTACAGCTGCTCAGAAAGCTGGTGCAGGATTCAATCAGCTTGCTAACGGTGTTGTTAAGATTACTAACACTAACCTCGGAGACATGGCTGCATCTCTTGCAGCTGTCGCTAAAGGTATTGGGTCAATCAGCAACAATTCAGCAGGTCTCGCCGCAGCTGGTTCTGGCATGGCTCAGCTTGGGACAGGGATGAGAATGATGTCAATGGCAGCAGCTAGCGCTGTGTCAAGTTTGACATCGTTTTCAACGGCTGCCTCAAGCATTCAAGCATCATTCAGTAGTTTACAGGCTTTGCTCACTACTGCTGCAACTGCATTCAGTACATTCTCGATACAAGCCATGCAATCACTAGCTGGATTAACCGCTATTACAGCGCCTATTACTGCCTTCCAGATGCAAATCATGATGATAGTGCCTGCATTAATGCAAGCAAGTGCAGGGTTGACCATGTTCAGCGCAGTAGCGATGGCGTTGTCTTCTAGCTTGACCTTTATCAGTACGTCCATGACAATGTTGACCACTGGCATGACTATGTTAGCCTCTCAGCTTACTATGGTAGCGACTGGCTTTACTACTATGGTTGCAAGCTCGACCTCACTGGGTGCAAGTTTGACCATGATGGCGGCTCAATTTATCGCCATCGGTGCTTCAGTAACTATGTTAACTAGTCAATTTACCGCATTCACAGCTGCATTGACTATGGTTAACAGTCAGCTATTAGTTGCTGCTGTGGGCGTGACAATGTTTGGATCACAATTTGCAATGTTGGGCTCAATCATGTCCATGTTCAGCAGTCAATTAACAATGGTCGGCGCTTCTATTCAAATGATGACCGCACAATTCACCGCCGTAGGTTCTACGGTTGCAATGATTTCAAGCCAGTTTACTGTATTGATTGCTAGCATTATGCAGATGACTGCTTCAATTTCTACAATTCCACCGCAATTTAGCGCGGTGGCAGCAAGCGCTACAACGGCCACAACGGCCATCACACGAATCGGAACATCGGCGCCATTGATTGCTTCAGCAATGAACAGCGCGGCCTCACAGGTGCAATCAGCAATGCAGAATATGGCACAAGCTGTTCAGTCTAATGGCCAACGAATGATTCAAATGGGCAGACAAGCCGGGCTACAAACAGGGCAAGGAATTGCTCGGGGAATTCAATCAGCAACTGGGGCCGTATCTGCCGCAGCGGGCGCACTGGTTAGCGCAGCACAATCACGCGCTATGGCAGGCGCAGGCGCTATGCGTTCCGCAGGGGCAATGATTGGACAAGGTTTGGCCGCTGGTATGATGTCCGCTCTTGGTGCAGTAACAGCTGCCGCCAACGCCCTGGTAGCTCAAGCAGAGCGTGCAGCTCAAGCTAAAGCCAAGATTCACTCACCATCAAGGTTATTCCGCGATGAAGTCGGTATTTTTATCGGCCAAGGTATGGCTGTCGGTATTGACAACAGTGTTAAATACGTCAGAGATTCCATTGAGAACATGGTTGACGTGGCTAGCGGTTACGCGATAGACGCTAGAGAGCTCTTTAAAGATAATGACCTGTTTGACGGCTTCGGCGGTGGTTTAATCCGTGGCAGCGTTGACTTAGCTGTTAGAGATGACAGTCGAATGGACCGCCTTGAGCAAGCGATGAACGTTATTACTGGATTAATTGAGCGACCTCTATCACTTAACATAGACGGCAGGGAATTTGCATACGCCACAGGGGACGACTTGGTATCGTACCAAAACGAAAAGGATTTTAGTTACAAACGTATGAGAGGTATTAAATAATGGCCGTGTTTCAATTTAACGGATATGATTTGAATGATTACTTCAAATTAATCAAAGTGTCGCACGAAATTGGGAATGAACGCGATATCACTACAGACTCAGCCCCTAAAATTGGGGTTAATGTTCAACAAGTTTCGTTTGGTGCTAAAAAAATAAAATTAACTGTCAGCTTAGCGACTAGAGAACTTAACGATAATGCTTTCGTAGACCCAAACGAACCAGCTCCAATTGATTACAACATGTTTCATCACGTAAGGGAACAAGCGGCTAGAGTGCTACACTCTGATAAACCGGTAGAATTGAAATTACCTGATGAGCCAGATAGGTACTATTTAGCGATAGTGACAGGAGAAGCTAGTTTGAAAGGTATCTCTGACTGGTATGACCAGGCTGAAATTGAATTCTTAGTACCTGACGGAGTCGCACATTCGACTACCTATCGCAGTTTTGAAACCCCTAAAATAGAGAACAACAAGATGGTATTTGACCTTGTTAACGATGGATCAGTTAATGCTAACCCAATAATTACAGTGAAGCACAATAGTGAGAATGGCTATATTGGATTAGTTAATAGCACAGGTGTCTGCGAGCTTGGGGACAGGTTAGAAGCAAATACAGAAGATTATAGACATTCAGAGGTACTTTTTGATTACGCTTCGTCAAACGGGGAGCACAGAATCCCTAACGGTTTATCTCAAGGATTGAAAAACATTGGCATCTCAAACGATGTCAACGACACCAAGCCAAACGGAACTCTTTACATCGATAACGCTTGGGGTCGTCCTCACATTGCATTACAGAGTGGTCAAGTAGCATCTGTTACTTTTGACATCCCAAGAGATTCAACTGGTGAAAAAGGCGCTCTGTATGAATATTTTTGGTGGAGACAAATTTTTTGGCTTGGTTCTGCAAGTCAAATGGGTTATTTTAAAATTTGTGTCACAGACGCAAGTGGTACATTTTTGTATGGTGTTGAAACTTTTAAACGTTACAATGGTTTAGGCTGTGAATATAATTTTCTAGCTAGTGACGGTAAGGGAGGTTTCCGTATTGTCGACAGGAAGAATTTTTTAGGAACGCACATCGAGCAGCACAACCCATTTAATGAACCTAGGGGATGGTCAGATATCCTAAGGTTTGATGATGTCGTACAGTTCTACTGGTGGGGTTCTTATCCTAGATATACAATTCCTGAAATTAAGGGGAAAAAATCAGATAAAATTCATGTCATTTTAGGTAAGGTAGGCAACGCACCACTTGTTACACACATGTATTTAGATGATTTTATATACCGAAAAGACTATGTTTTTGGTGTCAGGGATATCCCTAATAGATACCGCGCTGGTGGGAAAGTGGTAATAGATAGTGAAACTGATACCGTCATTGTAGATAATATCCCGAAAATCGTTGATGTTGTGCAAGGCTCTGACTTTCTCACGATTCCACCGGGAAAATCACAATTAGAAGTATACTGTTCAAGTTGGGTTACGAATAAGCCCTCTGTGTCTGTTAAATTTGAAGAAAGGTATTTGTAATGCTATTAACAATTCACGATGCCAACTTACAAAAGATTGGTTTTATCGATAACGAAAAGCAAGAAACATTAAACTTCTACGATGACACTTGGACCCGTAACCTTGAGACAGCATCGAGCACGTTCGAGTTTACCGTTTCTAAGAAACAGTTACTTAGCGATACAGGAAATAAACACCTTTATAACCAACTAAACGAGCGCTCTTTTGTTTCCTTCAAATATAAAGGCAAGACATATCTTTTTAACATCATGAAGACGGAAGAAAATGAGCGATGGGTGCGATGTTACTGTGAAAACCTGAATCTTGAATTGATAAACGAGTACACGAATGCTTACAAGGCTGAAAAAGCTATGTCATTTGCAGAATACCTCAATGCGTTTGATATTCCTCAATTTGCAATGGTAACGCTCGGTGTCAATGAAGTCTCTGACCAGAAAAAAACACTTGAATGGGAGGGACAAGACACGAAGTTAGCAAGGTTGTTGAGCTTAGCTAATAAATTTAATGCTGAAGTTGAATTCGTGACTAGACTTAATGACGATAGCTCTATTAAGCAACTCGTCCTGAACGTTTACCATCAAGCGGACGATTCACACACTGGCGTAGGTCGAATTCGTAGCGATATTCGTTTGACGTTTGAAAAAAATATCAAATCGATGACGAGAAAGGTTGATAAAACCGAGATCTATACAATGATTGTCCCTTACGGGAAAGCAAAAGAGCAACCCGAAAACGGTCCTGAAGTGAGAGTTTATATTGGTGGTCTTCCAGCTTGGGAAGAGAAGAACGATAGAGGGATTGTTATCTTCAAACAAGAGGGCAATTGTCTCTATGCACCTCATGCAGCCAACTTGTATCCTTCAACTTTTGGGGCTTCGACTCAAGATAATAAGTGGATTCGAAAAGACTTAGAGGTTGATAGCGATGATCCAAATGTCATCCGTGCTGCAGGTATTGCAAACTTACGCAAACACGCATATCCAGCTATCACTTACGAGGTTGACGGTTTTATTGATGTCGAAATTGGGGATACGATAACAATCCACGACAAAGGATTCACACCAGCGCTTGACGTGAGAGCGCGTGCCGTTGAGCAAAAAATTAGCTTCAGCAATCCAACCAACAATAAGACCACTTTCGGAAACTTCAAAGAGCTTGAAAATAGGACATCTGGAGACCTTAGGAGCGTTTTCGAGCAAATGGTTGAGAACAGTCGACCATACAATATCCTAGTCTCAACTGATAACGGTGTTTTGTTTAAAAACAATACAGGGCAGTCAACACTACGCCCAACATTAAAACGAGGGAATCAGGTTATTAATGCAACATATAGATTTGTAATTGATGGTTCTATTGTTAACTCTGGTCTGACCTATACCGTCAAAGCAAGCGATATCTCAAAACCAACTGTGATCACGATTTCAGCGTGGGTTGATAACAAAGAAGTAGCTTCAGAAGAAGTTACTTTTTTAAATGTTTCAGACGGTCTTAAAGGCGATAAAGGAGACCCAGGGCGTGATGGTATCGCTGGTAAGGATGGTGTAGGTCTTCGTTCTACAAATATCACTTACGCCTCGTCAACATCAGGAACAAGCGCCCCTAGCAATGGCTGGACTAGCTCAGTACCAACGGTACCAGCTGGACAGTATCTGTGGACTAAGACTGTCTGGAATTACACAGACAGTACCTCAGAGACTGGTTATTCAGTAGCTAGGATTGGTAAAGACGGCAACACTGGTAGAGATGGCGTACCTGGTAAAGACGGTGTAGGGATAAACTCTACTACGGTAGTTTACGCTGGTTCTACATCAGGAACTGTCCCACCGTCTAGCGGTTGGTCTGATCAAATCCCTAGCGTATCTCCTGGTCAATATCTCTGGACTAAAACCACATGGAGCTATACAGATAATACTAGCGAGACTGGTTTTTCAGTCGCTAAAATGGGAGAGGTAGGACCTAAAGGTGACCGTGGTGAACAAGGTTTGCAAGGACCACGGGGAGAGCAAGGGATTCCTGGACCTAAAGGAGCAGACGGAAGAAGCCAATATACACATATTGCTTACGCTGATACAATTTCAGGTAGTGGCTTTAGTCAAACAGATACTAACAAGGCTTTCATCGGCATGTATCAAGATTTCAACACCACGGATAGTCAAAACCCTCAAGACTACCGTTGGTCTAAGTGGAAAGGTAGCGATGGACGGGATGGTGTTCCTGGTAAGCCAGGAGCTGATGGACGCACGCCTTATGTCCACTTCGCTTACGCAGATAGTCCAGATGGACGTACAGGTTTCAGTGTTACACAGAACGGTAAAAAACGCTATTTAGGTGTGTACACCGATTTCAATCAAGCGGACAGCACTAATCCTTCTGATTACACATGGAATGACACTGCGGGTAGTATATCAGTTGGTGGTCGGAACTTGCTTGTAAAAACCAATCAAGGTATTACTAATTGGGATTGGGGGCTTTCCGACGGCGACAAGAGCTTTGAAGAGGTCAAAGTTGATGGCATTCGTGCTGTAAAACTAATCAAAGGTTCAACAACAGCAAACACTGGTTGGAATTACATTTCATATAACGGTTTACTGCGTGAACTCATACAGCCGAACACTAAGTATGTTCTTTCGTTCGATGTTAAACCAAGCGTTGATGTAACTTTCTATGCAACGCTAACGCAAGGAGACTTTAAAGAGACGTTTACTGATACTGGGACTATGACTAAAGCATTAGCAAATCAGTGGAATAAGGTATCGTGCGTTTTGACAAGTAAAGAAACTTTGCCAAATATTACATGGCAGCTTGTACACTTATCAGGTATGCCGACAACAAATGGTAGTTGGCTAATCGTCAAGAATATCAAACTTGAAGAAGGCAACATACCTACTCAGTGGACTCCCGCAATTGAAGACATACAAGATGAAATTGACACTAAGGCTGACAGTGTATTGACGCAAAGTCAGTTAAACCAATTGAATGAGATTAATTCGGTGATGAAAGCAGAGCTCGAAGCCAAAGCGTCTCTTGATACGCTCAATCAATGGGTCAAGGCTTATCAAGATTTTGTTAATGCAAATAGCGCAGATCGCGCACAAGCTCAAAAGGCTTTGGCAGATGCTAGTGCACGAGTAGTTAAACTAGAAAATAACTTAAACGATATGTCAGAGCGTTGGAATTTTATCGACAACTACATGGCAGCATCAAATGATGGTCTTGTCATTGGAAAAAAAGATAACTCCAGCTCTATCATGTTCAATCCAAACGGGCGTATATCAATGTTCTCAGCCGGTAATGAGGTAATGTATATCTCTCAGGGTGTGATTCACATTGAAAACGGTATTTTTTCTAAAACTGTTCAAATTGGACGATTCCTAGAAGAACAAGATTCCATAAATCCGGATCGTAACGTCATTCGCTATGTGGGAGGTATTTAATAATGGTAGAATTTTGGTCAAATAATGACCGTGGGTATCGCATTAGATTGTGGATTGACCAAGTTGGGCAGAATGTTCAAAATAATACGAGCGATGTCCGTATTCGCTTGGCATTGCTTAATCAATGGTGGACGTTCGCAAGTTATCAATGTTATGGCTATGTCGATGGGTTTGGTCAACGGCTTGAATATTCAGGAAGTCCTTCAATGCTGTCCACAAATTCAGAAATACAGCTTATTGATCGCACGATTACCGTTAGCCATGCAGATGACGGAACTGGTGTTTTTGGCGTAACCGCTCACTTCAATGGTTCGGGTGGATACAGTCCAGGGAATCTAGATATTGGTAACCAAAGTATAACACTGACGACGATTCCAAGAGGGAGCACAGTAAGTGTTACGGATGGGGTTATTGGAAATCAAGTAGATATCACTATTAACCGAAAACTAGGCGGAGCTACGCACACATTACGTTATTCTTGGTACAACAAACAAGGTGAAATTGCTAACAACGTAGGGACATCTTACAAATGGACAATCCCAGCAGATTTTGCTGATGACATACCAAGATCTACCTCTGGCCGAGGTACTATATACGTTGATACCTACATTGGTGGCAGGTTAATTCAGACACAATCGACCACGTTAACGGCAAGCGTTAACGCAGACAGTCTGAAACCGTACTTCACAGGATTTACTTTAACGGACGCAAATGCAACGACTCAAAGGATAATTCCAGAGCCAACACATTTCGTGTCCATAATGTCGCTTGTGAAAGTTACATTCAACGGAGCGCAGCCCCGAAACGGGGCTACAATAGATGGGTACTATGCTGAAATCGTTAGGGCAAATAATTCTATTACAGAAAACGGCGGGGTGTTGCGTGAGGTATCTGTCAATAAAGACACTCAAATGACATTAAGAGGGAGAGTTCAAGACTCTCGTGGGATTTGGTCTGATTGGAAAGAGGTTAAAATAACTTTTCTATTTTATTTCAGCCCAAATCTAAGCTTTGAAGTTACCAGAAGTGGCTCAAAGTCGGACACACTAACGATTAAGAGATACGCTAAAATAGCCCCGCTAGTTGTCAATGGTTCTCAAAGGAATATCATGAAACTTACTTTTTCAACTGTTAAAGTTGGAATGGATAACTTTGTTGTTGACAACGGGCAGGCAGGCGGTGTATGGTCAAGTATTTCAGAGTTTAACGCATCTAGTGCTAATCTAGGAAACACATACCCAGCCGATACTTCTTACATAGTCAAAGGAAAACTAGAAGATAGTTTTTCAAGCACAGAGTTTCAGGACACAGTACCAACTGATAGGGTTGTTATGACCTATGATAAAAGCGGTGTCGGCATTGGGAAATATAGAGAGAATGGAGCGCTTGACGTCAACGGTGACATTTATGCTAATAATAGCCCAATCCAGCAGTACCAGCTAACTAGTAATAATGGATCTGCGAAATGGGTAACCAATGCAAATACCATACAAGACGCTGGACAATATTACCTATTCCCAGATGCCCCAGGAAACCCCAACAAACAGTGGGGTCATCTATTCCATCACAGCAACTATGGAAAAGGTAGCATGTATAAAGAAGCTATTCAGATTTTTTGGGGGAACAACGGCCAACTATTCTTCAGGCATCACCGATGGTCGATGATAATTGACGATTGGGAGCCGTGGAAGGAATTTGCAAGAAACGATAATCAAAATCTAATTAACACGGGCTGGCAACCAGCAGGATATGAAGGCAGCTTTTACAAGCGCGTTGGAGATGTTCTGACAGTTAAATATAATTTTACGGGGGATGGGGGTAGTATTGCCTTTGCAACGATACCGAAAGAAATCTTTACAGCCCCACAAGATTACATGTTTACCATTTCTGGTTGGTCTATCTTTAACGATACTGACACTCACGCTCAAATTAACGATGGAAATAGCTCTATTTGGGCAGTTGGTGCTAAAAACGGTGTTATATATCGAGGTCAACTAACAATTATGCTATAGAGAGAAGGAAAATTCATGAAATTTGAATACGAATCAAAGTCGAAAGAATACGATGCTAGTGGTGCAGCGTTCGCCACCAAAGTGGTTTTGAGAAACCGAGATGGCGCTTACGTACCCGTCTTTTTGCCCGCCGAAAAAATTGACTTATCAAATACCGAGCTACTTGAGTTAGCTCTGGAAGTCATTTATCAGGAAAATTTCCCTCAACGTGCGGAAAATGAAAAATTTAATGAACTTGATGAAAAAATCAAAGAGTACGAAGCATTAAGTAAAAAAGCTACAGAAACCATCGCTAAGATGGAGGAGCAAATGACGAAACAGAAAGAAGAATCAAGCACCGCGCAAGCAACGTTGATGAGTATTGTTGAAAAATTATACGATAAAAATGTATTGAGTGATGAAGACTTAACTGAAACGCCTGCTCCTGAAACCAAATAATAAATAGAAAGAAGGAAAAAAATATGATAGCAAAATTATTCGCTATTAACGTAGCTAATGGGAACTATCCATTTAAACGAGTCCCTAAAGTTTTGAAGCCAAAAGTTAAAGAGAAAATCGCTACCATGGTAAATGACGATGAACTCTTAGCAAAACTTACACAAGAATAGTTAGGAGTGCGGTATGGTAAATCAAACCGAGCCAGATTTGATAAAATGGATTTTAACGGTATTTATCCCTCTCTCCATTTCAAGTGCGAGTTTCTATTTTACTAGTCAATCACGCGCCTCTCGATTAGAACACAGAATCACTAAATTGGAGGTCGTCGACCATGAAATCGAGAAAATAATTGAAACCCACAACAAACGGCTTGATAAATATCAAGAAGAGCAGAAAATAACTCTAGCTCTGGTCCAAAGAATGGACCATCTTAATGAGAATATCGGGGAGCTAAAAGGAAATATCGAAGAAGTTAAAAAATTAGTAGATCGAAACTTGAGAGGATGACTAATAAAATGATTAATTTTAAATTACGTTTGCAAAACAAAGCTACATTAGTAGCTCTTGTCTCGGCAATATTTCTTATGTTGCAACAATTTGGGCTTCACATTCCGACCAACATTCAAGAGGGAGTAAATACCTTTGTTGGAATTTTGGTTATTCTTGGAATCGTGACAGACCCCACCACTAAGGGGATCGCAGACAGTGGACGAGCATTGAATTACATCAAACCACTAGACGATAAGGAAGAAAAATAATATGAGCGTACAACAATCTATTGTAAACTGGTTTGTTAACCATAGAGGTAAATTGACCTATTCAATGTATGGCAGTCGAAACGGTTCAGACGGTACAGCTGACTGTTCTGGTTCGATTTCACAAGCATTAAAAGAAGCAGGTGTCGGTATTCAAGGACTACCATCAACAGTAACTCTAGGACAACAACTAGCAAACAACGGTTTCTATCGTGTAAGTCGCAATCAAGATTGGGATGCCTTGGCAGGAGACATAATCTTAATGTCATGGGGTGTTGATATGTCACAATCTGGCGGAGCTGGTGGTCACGTTGGTGTCATGATGGATAGTGTAAACTTCATTAGTTGTGATTATTCAACACAAGGAGCAGTGGGTCAAGCTATCAATACGTATCCTTGGAACGACTACTATGCCTCAAACAAGCCTGCATATATCGAGGTTTGGCGTTATGCTGACTCTGCACCGCAAACCAACAACCAAGCTAATACAGCAGTATCACCACAACAGAAGGCTTACTATCAAGCAAACGAGGTTAAATACGTTAACGGTATTTGGCAAATTAAGTGCGACTATTTGGTCCCAGTTGGATTTGACTGGACTGAGAACGGAATCCCTGTTGCAATGGTTAACTGGGTAGATGCTGACGGCAACGACCTCGCAGACGGTGCTGACCAAGATTTCAAAGCAGGCATGTTCTTTAGTTTTGAGGGTGATGAAACTAACATAACAGATACCGGAAATGGTGGTTACTATGGTGGGTACTATTGGCGCCAGTTCGAATTTGGTCAGTTTGGTACGGTTTGGTTATCTTGTTGGAATAAAGATGATTTGGTAAACTACTACCAATAGACCACGCAAACTAAAAAATAAAAAAGGAGTATATAACCTCCCATCACACTGCAGTAGGGATACCATGGCAGTAGTGGTTGAAGCCTCAGCATTTTGCTGGGGCTTTTTTTGTTTGCTTCGTTTTGATATAAATGCTACTACATTAATGGATACAGTTAAATGTTATAGTCTTCGATAAACTCTCTCTCGCCCTGGCTTGAATTAGTCAGGGTTTTCTTTTTAATTGTAGGCTCATTAGCATTTATGTTTCTTTGGATTATTTCAAAATAGAAAATTGAGGATTAGAGAAATGATTGGATTTGTTATTTGGATTTTATCTATATTATTGTTGATATTGATTGGAGCGCTTATATTTTAGGAAGAAGAGGGCAATCGCTCTCTTTTTTTATTTTGCAAAAAACTAAATTTCTTTATCGTAAGTGTTGACAAACTATCTTATATGATATATACTATACATATAAGATAAAGAGAGGGAATAAAAGATATGAAATCACAAGTAATGAGCCTAGCATGGAAAATCTTCAAAAACGAAAAAAACGATGTAACTTTTTCTGAAGCGTTGAAATTTGCTTGGAAAGCCGTTAAACGTCAAAACATGGCGGATGATTTCTACTTCTTCCGTTCTTCAAACGTTAAATTCCAAGGTGTTAAGAAATGGTTTGCTGAAAAAGAATTTCGTGGACGCAACAAGAAAGACTTGGCGTTTATGTCAGTAACTGCAATCAGCATTAAAGGGTTGGTTGAAGAAACTGATAAAGCGGTTAAGCTTGAAATCGTGACACCTTATGGAATTTCTACTAAATGGTATCCAAAGAGTGTAATTGCTTAATTAAAAGAAGGAGAAATAAAAATGGAAATCAACAACGATATTAAACAACTGATCTTGGAATACGCTAAACGTTATTTCAAGTTTGAGAACGACTTTTATAAACTGCCAGGCATCAAGTTCACTGATGCAAATTGGCAGAAGTTCAAAAATGGAGGCACTGCCATTGAGAAGATGGGGGCAGCACGAGTAAACGCCATGCTCGACTGCCTATTCGAAGATTTCGAGCTTGCAATGATTGGCAAGGCTCAACAAGAATACTATTCGGATAATTCCTTGAAAGTAAATATGGCATTCTATGCTTATTACGATCAATTCAAAAAACAACAGCTTATGAAATGGCTTAAAGATAATCACGATGACATCATAGGAGGGACTGGTAGAATGTACACGTCAAGCGGTAGTTACATTGCTAACGCTTATTTAGAAATTGCGTTAGAATCTAGCCGTCTGGGTGGTGGTTCTTACATGATCCAAATGAGGTTTAAAGACTATTCAAAAGGTCAAGAACCTATTCCGTCTGGTCGTCAGAATCGACTTGAATGGATTGAGAGCAACTTGGAAAACATTCGATAAAAAATAAAAAAACGAGGTAAAAACAATGGATACATACAAAGAACAATTTCAAGAATTACAAGAATACGCTTTTAACGTTTTAAGAGAATACCCTCTAGATAAGACAGCAGTTAATGTACTTTCTGCACTCGTTAACTCAAAAAAGAAAGATCGCATCGAGTTTTTTAAACTAAACAAAGGCGAAGACGCCATGAAAGTTTATTATAATCTAGCAGATAGCGGAACGATTGAAAAATATTTAGAAACATCTGCATTCTTAGAATACATCAATGAATAATCTGATATAGAAAGGTTTAACTGATATGAAGAAATTTTGGCGTAGTGGCATGATTGACAAGAAGGTTATTGAAAAACGTAAACAAGATGATTATATGAATAAATTACACAGGACTATTCTTGAGTTGAGTATAAAACCACCTGAACCCGAACCTTGGTACAGACATCCAGAAATGAGAGCATTGTTGGATAGGATTGATGATTAGAGAAGCAATTGAAAGTAACTTGGAAAATATTCGATAATGAAGAGAGGAAATAAATGAAATGAAAATCAATACGACAAGAGTTAAAATGGTCTTGAAGAATGAGGTTATACCTGCTATTTATTTAGAGAATGAGCTTGGTATCAGTCGTTCTGTTATTGAAAAAGTGAGAGATGGCGAGCGAAAAATAGAGAATCTAACTCTTGAAACGATTATAAAAATTCAAAAGTGGATCGATGATGGAAACTACACTTTCAGCTACGACTATAGCGACCTAATCGAAGAACTGGAGGAAGATATTGCAGAAGGCTTGGTAGATGAGTATATCTACGTAGTCAGAGGTCCGTATAATGAACTTTTAGAGAAATGCCCAATCATTGACTACTACTATACTTCTGAAGAAATTGAAGAAGGGGATCTTGCAGAGAAGACCTTGATAACTTCTGTCTTAGCTGAAATGAAGTCAGACAACAAAATCTTTTAACCGTTCAAATGAGCGGTTTTTTGTACGCTTATTAGTATGACGGTGTCCACGATTCTGTCCACCTTTTTCAGAAATCCATAGGAATAAATACAAGTAAAATAATGCAACTTATGCTACCAAGTTTTTTTATATCAAAAGGGGGCAAATAAGGGGCAATAAGTGTAAACTTTAGTAACTTCATGTAAGTTTTACTGTCTATGTTTTACACGCATATACCTTTATTTGATAGGTTTTCTTCCTATTATATACACATTTAAAACGACACTAGTAGAATACCGTGGTTTGAAATCATTCTACAACTTGAAAAAATAATTCTATTGTAATATAGAATGGAAAGAGGTTCCTTGGGGAATCTCTTTTTTGTCTTCTCACAAATAAAATATCACACTATAATATTTCTGAGTCTAAATTAGTCATCTGAATAAAAAAATTCCCTCAATCCTATTGATTGGGGGAATTTAGGCTTAGAATAGGCCTTTAATCTTGTCTAAAGCTCCATTTACCATTTCGTTGCCTGAAACGAGAGATTTAGCTTGGTTGAAGTACTCACCTAGATCATCTTTGTTTTCCTCGACAAACTTTTTAGCTACTTCAAAATCTTTTTTTTCGATCATTTCTTTCACTTGGTTAAATAATTCCATTGGATTCATATCAGATCTCCTATATATGTTTTGTTATGATTCTTATTTAATCATGGTTGGAGAAAACTAGCAAGAAATATGTCCGAGCCAGATCGTTGAAGAGTTGATTATGTAGAGATATGGTTGATTTAATCTAAAAAGACAGCCCGATTAGAACAGTCTTTTTAGGATTATTCTTGTGCAGCTGTAGTTTCTTGACTAGATGAGCTTTCTTCTGTTGAGTTTGAGCTTGATTCAGGTTCAACAGGATGTAGTTCCTTGTAAGATGGTGTCTTGAATAGGTCAGCTGTTGATTTATTGCCTTTTTGTTTGTAGAGACTTGTTGATTTATCTTTCAGCTTTTTATTGATTTTTTTCAGTTGATCCATCTGTTTAGTGTAGGAAATTGTGCTAGAATCAAGAGGATTTAAACCATCTGGCGTGTAGAATCGAAGGAGGTCACCTGTTTGGACTGCATCACTCATTGACAACTGGGTTGCAACCGCATTACGAATAGCCTCATTTTCCTTTTTAGTAGTCTCATCAGGGTTAGTAATTTCTTCTCCTGTTTGAGTGTTATAGAGTCTACCAGAGTAGCTTGTGTATTGAGGTGTAACATATTGACCTGAGGTTCTAAATGCGACAGTTTGCTTATTATCAGGAGATAGGAGGTCTTGTCCCATCTGGATATAAGAGCTAGTGTCAACACCAAGAATGTGAAGGAGGGTTGGGAGGGCATCAACTTCACCACCAAATGTGTTAGAGATGCCACCTCCAGTATATCCTGGGATGTGAATCATGTAAGGGACACGTTGAAGCATGGCTTTATCATAATTTGACCAAGTCTCAGAGTTCTTCCCGAGCAGTTCCGCTAGATTACTGCTTCGCATATCAGAGATACCGTAGTGGTCACCATACATAACAATAATCGAATTATCATAAAGGCCAGTTTCCTTAAGGTAATCAAAGAAGTCTTTGATTGCAGAGTCAAGATAGTTGGCTGTTGCAAAATACCCGTTAACTGTTTCGTCTTTTGTGTCAGCGAGTGGGAAACCTTGTTCGTTTTTGTCGCCTGACAGGGAAGTGTATGGGTAGTGGTTAGATACGGTTAGGTATTTAACATAGAAAGGCTGTTGCATTTGTTCCAGATATTTGATGGAATCTGAAAACATGTACTTATCATTAAGACCGTATTGGAAGGAGTTTTCATCGGTTTTCTCAGTGAAAGCTGATGAGTCAAAGAAGTAGTTATAACCCCAATGTTTATAGGTATTATTGCGGTTCCAGAAGGATCCAGTGTTTCCGTGGAAAACAGCTGAAGTATAGCCACTCGTTTGAGCTAGGATAGATGGTGCAGCGTAAGCTGTATTGGTACCACCGTAGTTTACCATATATGACCCTGTACTTAGTCCGAAGAGTGATGTTTCCATCAAGGTTTCAGCATCAGAAGTTTTTCCTGATTTAACTTGGTGGAAGAAGTTTGAAAAGGCTAGGGTTTCATTTGAGTGGTAAATGGAATTAAGGAATGGTGTTACTTCATAAGACTGACCATCTACTTGGAGCTTGTAATCAATAAGAAACTGTTGGAAACTCTCCAAGTGAATAACGATAACGTTTCTTCCTTTAGCAATTCCGTAGTACTTAGGATCAGGTGCTGCATAGTGCTCCTTAACATAAGCTTCAACCTTTTTCATGTCGTCTGCTGTTGCGGATGAACGAGCTTGTGAAGTTTGATACGTTAAGTTACCGGAATAAGCTGTAAAGAAAGGAATCCCCATAGCACGAACAATATAGTTGTTGGAGAAACCACGTGTCAGTAACTCACCACGGTTAACTTCCGCTAGAAATAGGTTGGCTGAGAGAAGGAGTGTCGATAGTGCGGTGATAGCAAAACTAGCTCGTTTATTAAATGGCTTACTATCCGTTTTTAGTTTTTTCCTAAAAACACCATAAATGAAGAAAGGAATATCAATCAAATAAAAGATATAACTTGGTTCAAGAAGGTTCTTAGCTGAGTCTCCCAGCCCGGCTGCTGAACTAGAACTTGCCAGGATGGTATTTACAGTTATGAAGTCTGTAAACTCTCCAAAGTAAATGACATTAGCAATAAGCAGGAGATTAAGGATGACATAAATAGCAATTGTTGTGCCATAAAAAAAACGGCTTTTCTTGAAGTAAAGTCCTAAACCTAGCAGCATTAATCCCAGTGGAATAGGGTTAATCAGCGAAAGCATAACCTGATATCTGCTTTCCCACTCAAGATTAATGTTGACGAAATAAGCGAATATGTTTTTTAGCCAGTAAAAGAAGAGTAACAAGAAGACGAATCCGAGTCTTGATGAAACTCCTTTCCAAAAAGCTTCGTTTATTTTTTTCAAAGTAATACTTCCTTTGATTTTATATTATCTTAGCTATTATACCAAATAACAAAATGACTCTCAAAAATTTACTGTCATAGAGTGTCATATTCCTTGACATATAATTGACAAATTCTAGTTACGAAACAGAAATTATAACATTTTTTTGATATAATAGTAGCATGAATATATTGACGGTAAGTCCCTTTGCGGAGAAAAAAATCAAACAAGGGAAACAGCTTCTTTTAGCTGAAGATTTTCCAAATATAGCTGAAAATAATCAGTTGATTTATCTTTATAGTCAATCCAAAGAATTTTTAGGAACAGGCTATTTGTCGAGTCAAAATAAGGGGATAGGTTGGTTTTTGTCCCCTAAAAAGCAACAATTGACAGTGACTTATTTTCAGGGGCTTTTTGAGAAGGCAAAAGCCAGACGTCAATCCTATTATGCTAATGATTTAACGACGGCTTTTCGTCTTTTTAACCAAGATGGTGATGATTTTGGTGGTCTAACGATTGATTTGTATGGAGACTATGCCCTCTTTTCATGGTACAATGTCTTTATTTATTCCTTGAAGGATATTATTGTAGAGGCTTTCCAAACGGTCTTTCCTGAGGTTTTGGGGGGCTATGAAAAAATTCGCTTCAAGGGCCTTGATTTTGAGTCAGACCATCTTTATGGACAAGAGGCCGCTGATACCTTCACTATCTTGGAGAATGGGGTAACTTATGAAGTTTTTCTAAATGATGGGCTAATGACAGGGATTTTTCTTGACCAGCATGAGGTGCGTGATGGTTTGGTTAATGGTTTGGCCTTGGGCAAATCAGTTTTGAATATGTTCTCCTATACGGCAGCTTTTTCAGTTGCTGCAGCTATGGGGGGAGCGGTTGAAACGACATCGGTGGATTTGGCAAAACGTTCACGTGAGTTATCCACGGCTCATTTTGAAGCTAATGGCTTCAGTATGGAAAATCATCGTTTAGTTGTGATGGATGTTTTTGATTATTTTAAATATGCCAAGAAAAAGGGATTATTTTATGACCTTATCGTTATAGATCCGCCGAGCTTTGCTCGAAATAAGAAACGAACTTTCTCAGCAAATAAGGATTACCACAAGTTGATTGCGCAGAGTCTTGATATTCTATCAGAGTATGGGACAATTATTGCAAGTACCAATACAGCTAATATGACAGTGCAACAGTTTAAAAAGCAACTGCGTAAGGGATTGGGAGATGTTTCAGCGGACTTTGTTAACTTGCAACAATTACCAGTGGATTTTGCCGTCAATCCTAATGATCCAACATCAAATTATTTGAAAGTATACACAATAAAGGTAAATAAATGAAAATTGTAGTTCCGATTATGCCGACTAGTTTAGAGGAAGCACAAGCGCTTGAGCTGTCTCGTTTTGAGGGGGCAGACATTATTGAATGGCGTGCAGATTTTTTAGATAAGCATAGTATCTTAACAGTTGCTCCAGCTATTTTTGAGAAATTCGCAGGCTTTGAAATTGTTTTTACCATTCGTACGACACGTGAAGGTGGTAAGATTGAGTTAACTGATGGGGAATATGTCACACTGATTAAGGATGTAGCTGCTATCTATTCACCAGATTATATTGATTTTGAGTATTTCACACGCAAGGAAGTCTTTGACCAGATGCTTGAATTTTCAAACTTGGTTTTGTCTTATCATAACTTTGAGGAGACACCTGAAAACCTTATGGAACTTTTATCTGAGATGACCAACTTGACGCCAAGAGTTGTTAAAGTAGCCGTTATGCCTAAGAATGAACAAGATGTCCTTGATCTTATGAATTTCACACGCGGCTTTAAGGCCTTTAACCCTGAACAAGAGTTTGTAACTATGTCAATGGGTAAGTTAGGTCGTTTGTCACGTTTGGCGGGAGACTTGGTGGGGTCATCATGGACTTTTGCTAGTCTTGACAATACCAGCGCACCGGGTCAAGTTGCTCTTGCGGACATGTGTAGGATTAGGGAGGTTTTGGATGCGGATTGATGGACACACACGCTTAGCAGCTGTTGTTGCCAGTCCTATCAAGCATTCAATTTCTCCTTTCATTCATAATTTAGCTTTCGAAAAAACACATGTTAATGGGGTTTATGTAGCTTGGGAAATTCCAGAGTCAGACCTGGCTGAGACATTTGAAAATATTAGACGTTACAATATGTTCGGT